AGACAGGTGAACAAGGGTGTAGGCCTCGGAATCCAGCGCAGACTCCTGCAATTCAAACGCAAGCGTCTTTGCCTCTTCAAAAGTCTTGGCGGTTGTCTGTCGCCAAATTCCACGGCTGCGGTGTGTCGTTACGGTGTACATGGTCAGTCCTCTCGTACTAGGTGCGTTGCGTCGGTATCGGCCGTCGCATCCCGCCCACCCCGAAGGGTGGACAGGTGCGCGGTCGAAGTCAGACGGCACGTTTGGCGGCAAGGAGAGATTCCCGCTTCTCAGCAGCTTCGGCGGCGCGACGATTCTTGCGCGTGCGGCAGTCATCGGCGGCGGTGCGAACGTCATGGTGCATTTCTTTCCACTCATTGAAATCAATCACGCCAAGTTCATCCAGCACGTTGATTAGCAAGGCCGCTTGGTTTTGCGCGTTCCGAATCGTTTCCAAAGGCGGCTGAGTCGTTGACCATTCTCCGGTATAGCCACGGTTCATGTCAGTAACCAGTCGATTGATTGTGGCTACCGTTCGTTCAGCAAACGCGGCAACCTTTGCGGAGTCAGCGGTGGCTAGGCGCGGCATGGTGATGACGGGCGGGTTGATAGCAAATTGGTTGGCGGTGATGGCGGTGTAAATGGTGTCGGTCATGGCTTCAGTCCTCTCAAACTGGGTGTGTTTGTCAGCGGCACGCGCCTCTGACATCGGAAAGATACTGACAGGTACATCGGCACGCAAGGGGTCAATCCGTAAGTTTGTTGACGGATTTCCACACAATCGCAGATTCCTAGCATCAAACCCGCATCAAATAAATTGACACCCAGCCCGATTATGATGCCGCTCGGTGTGCCAGCCGCGCTGGTGGTCGGCTGGCGCGGTTGGTACGCCAAAAACAAACGCGGCGCGGATCTTTCGATCAACACGCCGCGCTTCCGGGGGTGAGGTAAGGAGCGGTCAAGACCGCCCCGCCACATGGTGGCGGGTTTATGGTATCATGTTTTCAGCGACTCCCAACGTGGGGATAGCCGAGCGGCTGCAACTGCTCAAATTCTCGACAACTGTAGGTGGGGCGGGTCAGCCCGCAGCCGCTCCCCGCCCTACCTGCGGCCTTGGTAAAGACATGGCACGACTACGACCATCCGACATCTGGGCAACCGTCCAAGACTTGAGCGCCGGGGAGCTTCTGGTCATCCTCGCCCTCGCCGACTACGGCGAAGTGGCGTACCCCAGCCAGAAGAAACTGGCGGCGAAATGTCGCATGGCGCGGACGATCGTAAACACCATAATCAGCAACCTCCGCAATCGCGGAATCTTGACCACCAAAGGTACGGGGAAGTCTCTTACCTACACCATTCACCTGTCCGAAATCCGGACACCTACCTGTCCGAAATCCGGACATCAGATGTCTGAAATCCGGACAGGAGATGTCCGGAATCCGGACAGGGATCCTAACTCGTCCATTCAACTAACAAAACGAACTCGGAATTCGGCGGCGGAAAAACCACAACTAGCACCCTTTTGAGCGAGCGAATTTTCAATATGCAACAGACAACATCAACAACGTGGATCGACAACAAAATCTACCTCTGCAAACTGTGGCCAAAATACAAGCCCACCCCGGAAGAAGGCAACCTCCTGAACGAACGCTGGGGATCGCTGAAGCAGGACATCCTGCGCGAGTGCATTAAGCAACACCGCTTCGAGCGCGATAGTCGCCCCGACCTGTCCGCCATTCACAAGGCGTACTGCAAGATCACCGCCACCGCGCACACCGCCGGGGTAGCGAGTACGGAAATCGAGGACACCCGCGCACAGGTCTGCGTCCCTCCAAGCGCGAGCGAGCTCGCAGATTGGGACACATGGGCAGCAAAGATCCTCGAAACCGTCACGGACGAGGAGATCGAAGCCGTGCGCGAAACCATGACCTATGTCCCCACGACCAGCCGAGTGCTAGCCGTGGCGGTCGAACACGTTCGCTTGCAGGGCGGCAGGATTGCCCGTAGGGGCGCTCGGTAATGATTTTGGCATCTCTGCCCGTCCAAGCCCAAGGGACGCGGCAGGGAGCATTCTAGAGCCTTGGGATAAATCAGGATAATTGAGGATAAATATGAACTACGCCAGTAAACCAATGAAGAAGAAACTCGACCAACTCGCTCTCTACCTCGCGCACGAGGGTTTTACGGTCGGACGAACCGCGACCGGGATGGTCGCCGTCGATGACGATGGGATCGTCATTCAGGTCAGCCCCTTCCGCACCAGCGCACAAGTCCGACACACCATCCACGGCCGCTTCCGCGAGGAGTACGTCAAAAAACTCCCTACCACCGACTGGTTCACTACCCGCATTCCCGTCCTGATGAAGTGGGCGAAAGACCCCTTCAGCAAGGAAATGCCTCGCTTTGTCTCCGTCTCGCGCCGACCTGTTCCCTCGCAGGTCAAGCCATGAATGCTATACTCGACCGTATGAACGACTACGATGACTTTAAGTCTGCCATCCGTACCGCGCTGGAGGCGCGAGGAAGTACGCGAGGGGAACTTGCCCTGCGCATGGAAGCCGATGGCATCCTCCGCGCCCATACCGTCCGCTGCCTCCTTGGGACACCGGGGACACGCAACGGGCGCAGGAAGCCTGCGTTCGACTCCGCTCTAGCAATCGCGCACGCTGCCGGATTTGAGTTGATTCTGAGGAAACGGAAGGTACGATCATGACAGAAGACGCGCCCCTCGATAGGGGGAAGGGGGATGTCCGCGACCTCGTCACGCGCCGCGACAAGACCCTGCACCTCTCTTGCCTTGAGCGAGCCGTCTACGGCGGTTGGGACATTCCAGCCGAGGCCGCTAAGTCTGCGCCCGCCTTCCTACAGGACGTGATGAACGATCCGAACATGGATACCCGCACCCGCGTGCGAGCCGTGGAAGTCCTTGCGTCCCTGTCCCGTGATCGCGTAGACGCGACCGTGCAGCTCGACCGCATCTTGCGCCTTGACGCTGGTACGGCAACCGACCGCGTGGAAGTGATCCACGACCTTGGAGATCAAGCCCTTGATGCCGTCGCTCAAAGCCTCAACCAGATCCAGCCCCCCAAGTGCCTTCCAAAGCCAAAGCGAAAACCAAAGCGCAAAGCCTGACCCCGGAGCAGGCGGTCGCCGCAGCGCGGGAGAACCCGGCGGCGTTTCTTGCCTTGTGCCTCGGAAAGCCCGTCTCCGACCTGCAACGCAGTCTGCTCGCGCACGGGTTGAAGCACCATAGTTGGTACGCGGAACTACCCCGAGGACACGCCAAGACCTCGACCCTCACCTACCTTGCCGCATGGTGGCTCGGTCGTCGCCCAGCAACGCGCTTTAAGCTCATCGGGCAGAACGACGAAGCCGCGTCGGCAACCTCTCGATTCCTGCGCGACATCATCCGCAGCCCCATCTACCGCGCCACCTTCCCCCACGTTGAACTCAAGCCCGGGGAAGATACGGTCATGGCGTGGTCGATCACCGCGCCCGGGGTAGGGGCAAGGCGTGACCCGTCCGTCCAAGCCTCCGGCATCTTCGGGCGCACGGGCGGACGCGCCGACGTTCTTTGGCCGGATGACATTTGCGACCTACGCAACGCCGTCCTCCAACCGACCCTCCGCGCACAGGTCAAGGAGGCGATGAACAACATCTGGCTCCCCATGCTTGACCCGTCCGCCAAGCACCCCGCCCGCATTTGGCGCACGGCGACCCCCTTCCATACGGACGACATTACCGCCGACTGGCGCAGGGAATGCGAACGCGCTGGCACGCTCCTACGCGAGCCTTGCCGGGGACTGATTAGCCCGTGGGCAAGCGTGTTCACGCCTGAGATCCTCGACCAGAAGCGCCGCGAGATGGGGCCGATGGCATACGCCCGCGCCTATGAACTCGTACCGCTGTCCTCCGACCTCCTGATCTTCCGACCGGAGTGGACGCGTTACTACCGCTCCGGCACGGTTCCCCTTGGTACGCGCACAGTTGCCGCTATCGACTGGGGCTACGGAAAGAAGCGCCAAGAGCGCGACGACCCCGACTACTCGGTCTGCATCGTGGGCGAGGTCGATCAAGCCCGCAACCTGTACCTCACCGACATCCTTCGCGTCCGCGAGTCGTTCCCCGACTTCGCCCGCATGGCGAAAGACCTCGTGGAGCGCCGAGGCGTGGGCATGGTTCTAGCCGAGGCGAACGGGCCGCAGAAGGGCGTGTTCGACCAATTCCGCCAAGACTGCCACCAGCCCGTCATTGCCGTCACCCGCACCGCCGACAAGCATTTACGAGCCGCCGCCGCCCAGCCGTTCGTTGAGCAGGGCAAGCTCCTGTTCCCGCAGAACCATGACGGGCAAGTTCACGCCGATTTCCGTTCCACCCTTGACGAAATGCTTGCCTTCCCCGCTGGCAGTCACGACGATACGGTGGACTGCATCGTTGACCTCTGCACCGCAGCGTCGAGCGGGACGGTAGTGACATCAGGCGGCGCGGTCACCGTGGCGACCGACACGAGCAGGATGTTTGATTCTCGCGCAGTCAAGCGCAGAATGTTCGGTTGAATCGGTACGATGCTTGCGGACTACTCAACAAAGGAACCACATGAGCAAGCAAGACATAGAGAAGCGTTTGGGATTCGCGGCGCAAGGCGTGAAATCCGAGTTTGGTTCTAACGATCCGTATATGCAAGAGCGCACGGTCAAAACCCGCAAGGGCAAGACTACTGACCTCGTTGCGGAAATTGGGCAAAACGGTGGCGGTGGCGACTATATCGCTACTTTGATGCTTGTGCATTCAAACGGAGAACCACAGGTTTTGCAATCAAAGTACGGTTACAAAACTCCTGAAAGCGCAACGCGTGCGGCAATCCGTTTGTTTGATGCTCATGTTTCTCGCGGTGGCTACGCTCGCTCTGGCTCGAAAGCAAAGATGGCCGCCCCAAAAAAGAACGTAGGTTACCTAGCCGTTACTAATTCCGAATACGCCGCCTTGGCGGCTAGTGACGCAGCAGGCAAAAGGATTTCAAGTAACTCGCAGTATCAAATTACCAGCGAAGACCGCGCAATTATGGCAGCAGGTAAAGCAGCCGCGAAGTCCGCGCTGGCACGACACGACGCATGGGACAAGGCTTGGCGCAATGCGCCAAACGATGCCGCTCGCGCAAAGGTTGAAGCTGAAGCGGAAAAAGCCGAATCCGGAATGAAGAAATATCCAGTCACAAGACTTCATTTTGCCCGCACCAGCGCGAAGGCGAAGTTTGCAAAGCCTCAGTTCCGCACGAAAAAACTGCACAACGGATATATAGCCGTAGAGGTAAATCAAGGGAACGGCTGGGAGAGGTACGACACTACGCACGAAGAATCTTGGAACGGAATTGAAGAGTACGAACGCGGATACCAAAAGGCGTATGACCGAGGACTTCGATACAGCGGAGGCTCATGGCGTATTCCTAGCACCAACGCCGCCCGCCCCGGCGTGAAAGCGAATATGGGGCTAGAAATGAATATGCTGGATTTTCGGCATAAGTTTTTCACCGCATTTGGCACGGCTATTCGGGATGCAAAGAGCAATCCCAACACGGCGGAAGCGCAGTCAGACGAAACCGTGCTTCGTGAGTCATGGGCTTCCATGTTCGCGCAGGGATACTCCGACGCAATCAGCGATCTGAACGGTTTATCGGCGACAATGAAGTCCAAGACTTCGGTTGGTCAGATGCGTAAGGCTGCTTCAGACGCGATGGAAGCTTACCGTCAGGCAAAGGCCGCCGTCCGCTCCTCCCGCCCCGGCGTGAAGGCTACGTTTGGTCTTCGGGTTCCTGAATTAGAAACCCTGTATTCGTCGCTGGGCGCAAGTGGGCAAGCCATTACAGACAAGCCATCCGCAAGGAAAGACCGCGCCTTGTTGCTTAAATTGGATGCTGAGTATTCGCAACCAACCGACACGGTGATGGTGGCATTGAATGCCGCAAAACTTTACCGTCAACTTTCCGCAGGTTCAAAAGCAACCCCGCAGGGTCAAAAGTTTCAGCAAAGGCTAGAGATTGCAGGGGGTCATAGATTTGCCCGCCCCGGCGCGAAGGCGAAGATGGCGGCGGAAATCGCATCCGATCCAAGAGACAAAGACTTTGAGAAACTCAAGACCTTGAAGGGCGTGGTACATCAGGGCAAAGGGTTTTACATCATTCCCAATAAGCTGATGACCCCCGAACGCCGAACCAAGGTGAAGCGGTCAACACAACGCTACGAACTGTCCAACATGGGCGACCTTGTCGGCTGGGGAACCAATCACCCAAACGTAAACGACTACCGCTTGAAAGACTGGGCAGAGGCTTTCGCGTGAGCCAACGCAAGGACATCATGCGCCGACTAGGCATCTTCGCCCTGCCGACAAGCAAGCGCAAGCTGACCATCGACCAAGCCGAAGCGGCGCTCAAGCGCCTTGGGTATACGCTTGACTTCCGCAGCGGGCAGACCAACCCGCCAACGTGGCAAACCTCCTACGAGGTGAAGCAGCCGAACGGCGTTGTCAAGCGCATGACGGTAGACCAGATTAAAGCCCTGATGCAGCGGTCGAGGTTCGATAGCAACTGCGGCATTGGTAAGGGCGGGTTCAAACCCGGCAACACCTGCGGCGCTGAAAGCGGCGGCGGCGGTTCGTCATCGAAGCCAAGCGACACCGTGCGCGGCATTGAAGACCGCGCCAAGGCGGCTGGGAAGTCGTTCACGGAGCAATGGCTATCGGAAACGCGCTCGGACATTACCCGCCAGTACGACCAACGCGATGCGCGGGAGGCAAAGAAGGCGGCGGACACCATTCGCAAGAAGGAAGCCGAACTCGCTGAAGTGAAGCGACAAGGCCCACAGGCACGCGCTGGCGGGTTGCCTGAAAAGGCAAAGACCATCCGCGCCCTTGAAGGTCAACTCGACAAGGCAAAGCAGGACGTGGAAACCCTACGCAAGCAGCATGAAGCCGCTGCCAAGGCAAGCGAAGCCGCAATGCGTACTATGCGCGAGAAGCGTGCAGCGCAGAACACCCCAGAGGCTAAACGCGCTGCCGACATTGCACGCTCCAACAAACAAGCCCTCAGCATGGTGAATCGAGAGCGCAAGCAGCGCGGGCTTCCACCACTCAACAAACTCCCGGACTAAGCCAAGATGCCCGACCCGATCAACAACCCGCTCTCGCAACGTCAGTCGATCCCCGGCGCAGGATTGCCACCAACCAAGCGACCGCGCAAGCCGCTGCCGCCTCCGATTGATCGTGGACTGACCGGGCCGCTCGCCATGCCCGTGGAAGTGCAGCGGACGTTCTTCCGTACCGCCAGCCTGATGCTGCGGAACTCCAGCCTCGCGTACCGCCTTGACCCGAACTATCAAGCGATGATGCGGGCAGATGCGGACATCGAGGGCGTGCTGCGCTCTTTGCTTGTGACCCTTGCCGGGTTGGAGTGGAACGTCCTTTCCGACGACGAATCAGATCCGCGCCTCGTCAAGCTCGCCGAGCGCATTGCTGAGATCATCAGCGCAGCCCCGCGCCGTAGCGATATGTTCCGCTCCCTGCACGAAGCCGTTTGGTATGGGTGCAGCGCCGTGAACGTGGTTTACGACCGCGACCCGCGCCTTGGGGTACGCATCCGCGAATGGCTTCCGCTCGCCTCCGATACCCTCGCCTTTGACCAGACCGGGAACGTGGCGATGCGCGTTGGTAGCGCCTACATCAACGAGGCATCCGTCACCGACCTCGGCTTTGACTCGCTCGTCCACCTGTTTGACGACAACGAACGCCGCGCCATCGTCTTGCACCGCGTCTTTACCACCGCGCCAAACTTCATCGACCCGAACAGTGCCGAGACGGTTTACCGTGGCGTAGGTGCGCGAGATGTCTGCTGGTACATCTGGCTCTTGAAGCAGGAAGTCCTACAGAACGCCGCCGCCTATGTGGAGCGGTACGCGCTCGGCATCCGCGTTGGGTACTACCCAGCAGGGAACGATGCCGCCAAGAGCGAGATGATGACCATCTTGCAGAACTTGGTCAATGACAACTCGGTCGTTCTGCCCCGTATTTCGCCGACCGAGTCCATGTACGACATCGACATCAAGGACGCGAACGGTGGCCGCGCCCAGATCTTCATGGAGTTGGTCAACTGGCTCTCGGGCAAACTCAAGGAAGCAATCCTCGGTCAGTCGCTCTCTAGCGAGGCTGGCGGGACGGGTATGGGGTCAGGCGTTGCCGACCTCCACGCCGATACCCTTTCCCGCGTTATCCGCTATCACGCGGATTGCCTCGCGGAGAGCCTGACCACCGACCTCGTCCGCATCATTGCCGGGATGCTCGGAGCCTCCGAAGAGGATGCCCGCCGTATTCGGTTCGTCTTTGCCCCGGAGCGCCCGAACCCGAAGGAGCGGCTCGAAGCAATTCAGACGTTCATCCAAATGGGTGGCCGCGTCAGCGAGCGCGAAGTCCGCGACCTCCTCGGTCTGTCCGACCCGGAAGACGGAGAATCCGTCCTCGGCGGTCAAGCCGCAGGCAGCGCGGGCGCATCGTCAAACCCGCTCTCCGCCATGCTCGGGCAGGGCAACGAGAGCGAGGGCGACGAGCCAGCCCCTGAAGCGCCGAAGGTAGCCGCCGTCCGTAAGCGCAAGCGATGACAAAAGCCGACCTCGACAAGCACCTCCGCAAAGTCCTGCGCCAGTCGCAGCAGGCGTACCGTAGGGCGGTCGCGGCTCAGGTTAGGGGCGAAGATGCCCTTGCCGCGTGGGCGGAGTTCCACGAGGCAACGGCGGCGCTCCTGATGGCATCGTGGCTCTTTGGGGCGCGTGACACCGTGGACACCGCCAAGATCCCAGACGGGGCTATCGAGGGAATGCTGGACGATGGGGACGCGGTCAAGTTCGACCGAGACGTACCGATCTCTCTTGAGGGCTTCGGGACGAAGTGGATGGCTCCAATCACGGGCTGGTTCCGTAAGCGCGTCCCGATTACCCGCGCCGACTGGGATTTACTCATCAAGGCAGCAGCCGCTAGCGCTGGGGACGTGACCGATCACGAGCGCGAAAACGCCCTTCCTGACCTCCGCAAGCAGTCCCCGATCCTCGACTCGTTGTTACGTGGTGTTACACGAGGGCCGCAAGGGGCTATCTCCCGGGTCAAGCGGATCGTTGATACCACCTTCTTTGTGACCGCCATGCCTGTCGCACAGGCGCGGATGGTGCAGGAACTGATCGCGCAGGTCATCGAGGAGCGCCCCACCAAGAGCGTGGTCGGCAAGCTCATCAAGACCATGAACCTCGGCGACTTCGTGACCACCGCCCAACTGATGACCGGGACAGGGCTAACGTCCTCCCGCCTTGAAACCGTCCTGCGGACGAACACCAACCGCGCCATGACCGAGGGCAGCGCCGAAGTCCTACGCGACGAGCGGGTGCAGGCTTTCGTCCCGCTAGTGCAATTCAGCGCCACCAAAGACCCGCGCACGCGGGACACGCACCGAGCCTTTGACGGCTACGTCGGGACGATGGCAGACTTCGACCGCCTTGGAATTTCACCCCCATTGGGCTTCAACTGCCGCTGCGCCATCATTCCCGTCCCTGCCGCCGAGGCTATGCGCGAGCGATGGACGCGCCCGAACGGGACGATAGACCCAGCCGCTATTGCCAAGCACAACGGAGCGCGTCAGCGCCTAGTGGACACGCGCCAAGTTCCTGACCCCGGTTTCGTAAACGCATAAATAAATCGCAATGGAGATCGCTACGATGCACGACATGAGCAAGGAGACATTTCTTCGGCCGGATCAACTGAAGCGCGGAGTCGAGATTGAGCTGACGCAGCGCCCAGAATGGGGAACGGCATTCATCCGTGGCCGGGTTCAAGGAAAACCCCAATTATGGGATGTCTCAAAGAGCATGGACAAGCGCGGCAGATTCATTGACGAGGATGAGCTTCTACAACATTGGAGAACACCGAATATGAGCAACACACGCAAGGAAATTGCCGCCCGTCTTGGATTTGCTGCTGGCAACGGCGCGAAGATGGCGTTTGCCCCTCAAATTGACGAAGCTGAGCAAGAATTAAAGGCTTGGACAAAGAAGCTCGGGTATTACCCTGATATGGCAAAGGTCAATATCAGACCTAATACCGTAATGCTTTGGTTTTACGACCAAAAAGGCAAGGCAACGCAATTAGCATCAAAGCTTCGCAGCGTTGCGGCAAGCATGAATCTTTCGCCATCCGCAATTACTTCAGAAGAAGGACGACACCCAGCGTATGACGGCGGGGCTGCTCGGGATGTTGGACAGGTGACGGTTGATTACAACCGTAGTACGAAATCCTCCCGCCCCGGCGCGAAGGCAAAATTTGAAATTTCTTCATATGAGCAAGCGGAATATCAAATTGCATTAAGTGAAGAACGCATTGCGTCTTATCGCAAGGCACTTGCAAACACCGAAGCAATGATTAGAAACGCTAACAGTTTGATGCGTACCGCTGATTCAGGTGACAAGAAAGCAATGAAAGAAGTCATTGGCATTGCGCGAATGTTGGAATCAACAATGAAATCTCGCGGTTTCTCGCGCCCCGGCACAAAGACCAGCATGACCCGCGAGCAGACCGAGGAGCAGAAGGCAGGGCTGAAGATCATGTCCGCCGCTGACCCAGCCGTCGGCGAAAAAATAGCCACCCTCATCAAAGAAGGCAAGCCACAAGACCAAGCGGTCGCAATCGCGCTCGACATGAAGCGCAGAGGAGAGATCTGATGCCACAAGCATTTCTATCAACTAGTGTCCCCGCCTATTCGCTGCTTGACTACTCAGCAGCAAGTGCGTCCTACGCATCAGTCGCTCCAACGGCGACCAAGCCCACCACAGGAGTGATCTACGATTCTCCGAGCAGCTTGCCAAGCTTGCTTCGTGTCCTCCCTTTCAGCAGCGTAAACAACGCTACTACGGTTGGTCTTCGTGTTGTTGGCTGGACGCAAGGGTCAATTCCAAGGCGGTATAGCAATCGTGTGCCATACTCGCAGCAGTTTGACAATGCAACGTGGACAAAATCCGCCGTCACCGTATCTGCAAATACTGAAACAGCACCAAACAGTACGACTACGGCAGACGTGTTGCTTGAAACTACTGCAAATTCAGGTCACAACACATATTGGAATACTTCTGATAGCGGATGGGCAACCGGAACCTATGCGTTTTCGGTACATCTTAAAGCCGGAAAGGGGCGCGATTTTGCCACCGTCACTCTTGGAAATAGCCCTTCCACTCAATACTACCGAGTTTGCTTCAATCTTTTGACTGGCGAGGTTACGCAAACAGACACTCAAACAGGTGGCGGAAGTGTCGGCTCGGTTGGTTACGCGGTAACCAATGCAGGAAATGGATGGTGGAGAGTTACCATCTATGGCAATGCCATGCAGTTCTATTTGATTGCCCCGAGCCGCACAGGCACACCGCCAACGGCTGGAGGTTGGGGCCAAGATAGTTATGCCGGGGACATCACAAAGGGTATCGTAGTATGGGGCGCACAAGCCGAATTCGGAACTACAGCGTCTCCTTATGTGGAAACGACTGCTCCTGCATCTGGCAACATTGCAAATGTGACGGCAATTGATTCGACCGTAGCGGCAACTCCGGTTTGGTTCTCAACGATCTTGGGCGATTTCACGCTGACGTATACGTCTGGAACCGTCCCTAGCATTGTCGTCAACAACAACTCAACCTACATCTTCAGCACGTTGACACAAATAGCAATTAGCCCAGACGCAAGTCTGTATCAACCCGCCAAGGTGACCGCATCGGACTTGGGGACAACATCGGTTCTCATTGACCCTATTGGGAACCAGCTTGTGCAATTGCAGTTCAAGGCAAATAGTGGAAACATGGGCGCGTTTTGGTGTTCGATCTAATGAGGAATCGGCTTTCAAATGTCATTCGGAGATTCCGTAGACCCGGATTAACGGGTGGAGGATATTTCTATGACTTATACGCGCCTAACACGGCTGCTTTGACGGTTTCGGACTATCAAGCAATTCAGCAACGCACCGCGCAAACGCTTGAATTCCGACGCACCATTGTCGAAAACAACCGGATGCAATACGCGTCGCCGGGATCTCGTGTTTCGTTCCAGACGAACGCCGAAAGGCTACGGCTGAATCTGTACTGGAACGCTGAGGTTTACAACGTCATCAGCGGAAACGCCACATTTAATGGGGTGGGATCGGTTCTATCCAATGGAACCGAGATCGGTACATTTGATTGGTCGCAGCCCCTTGTGAAGGGATATTCAACTCCGACCTATCCTCTTGCAACGGGAACCAAGACGGTCACGATTGTTTGGCCGTACAGCGCGGGACTTCAATTGCAATCGGTAGATTTGCAGCGCGGCGCAAGCCTAGTAGCAGCAACACGGCCAGCGAACAAGATTGGCATCTGTGGAGACAGCATTTCCCAAGGCTTTGAATCTAGCAAAATCACTACGACATGGGCTTATCTTCTCGGCAACACGCAGAGCAGACAGGTCATCAACTTGGCGAATGCGGGAGTGCCAGCAGACGCAAGCCATGCGACTGCGCTTACAGGAACAGGCTGCGACCGCGTGACCTATATGATCGGGTACAACGACTTTGCATCTCAAACGGCGCTAGTGACATTTCAGAACGCCGTTCAGGGCTGGATTACCAATGCGCGAGCGGCTTTGCCTTCTGCGCGGATATATGTGATCTCGACCATCTACTCGCCAAACACAAATACAATCACGCTAGCGCAGTATCGAAGCGCGGTGCAAGCGGCTGAACTGGCGGCTGGTGACGCAAATACGTTCTACATTGATGGTTTGTCGATTATGACAAACAACACCAATCGACTAAGCGGAACGATTCATCCAAATGACCTTGGCGCGTCCGAAATTGCTACAAACTTGCAGCCATTAATTACATGAGCAGCATTGATCTCAAACCAACCACCGAGATGGCATCCAATGCAACCCGTGGCCTTGAGCTGCGCGAGAAGCACGGCAGGGGTGGCACGGAGATCGGCGTAGCGCGGGCGCGTGACATCAAGAACCGGGCGAACCTGTCACCCGAAACCGTGCGCCGCATGGTGTCCTACTTCGCTCGGCACGAGGTTGACAAGCAGGGCGAGGGCTGGGGCAAGGATTCCGCTGGGTATATCGCGTGGCTCCTGTGGGGCGGCGATGCTGGCAAGGCATGGGCAGAGCGCAAAGACAAGGAACTCGACCGCAAGGAGGAGAAGACCGTGAACGCAAAGACATCTCACACAGTCGCCGAGGATGGCGACAAGGTAATGATTGAGCGCGTCGAACTGTTCATGGCGTTTGACCCAGCCATCGACGACGGCGAGGCTGACCCGGAACTCAAGCGTTTCAACAACAAGCGCCTCAAGGACATCGTTGCATCAACGCGCAAGCACATGGCTCGCGGCTCGTTCCCCCGCCTCGTCATCATGCACGAGAAGGACGGCAAGGAACCGAAGTCCGCTGTCGGTCGATTCCCCACAATTTCCTACGAAGAACGCGATGGAATTGGGTACATTGTGGGCGACATGGAAGTCAACCGCGATATTTTCGACCGCTTCATTGCCACCAACGCCTTCCCGCGTCGGTCGGCTGAGATCTGGTCAGGCTCAAACCATCTATCCGAGGTGGCGTTGCTCGGGCGTGAAACCCCGCGCCGTCCCCTCCCGGACACCCATTTCACCCGCAAGGGCGAGAAGATCACTTGTTCAAAGTCCAACCATGACCTCGTCGGGGCTGGTGGCGGACTCAATACATTCATCCCGACGACTACCAAGGAGGAGGCCAGCATGGCATCCAGCGACGATATGCGCGAGGAGTTGGAGGCCATGAAGTGCGCCATCTCCGAACTCTCGGACATGATGAAGAAGAAGTTCGCAGACGACTCGGACGACAAGGACGAGATGGCTGAGGACGACGATGAGATGAAGGACGAGATGGCCGAGGAAGACGGTCAAGTCCACATCGACATCGAGAGCCATGACGTTGAGGCAGGCGAAGACGAAGACGAGGCGGAGCCGGTGGTCGCTAGCCGATCCACCTACGCGCTTCGCTCTGAGAACGCCCGTCTCAAGTCCCGGTTCGCTCGGCTTGAAGCCGAGTTGAAGCGCGAGAAGTTTGAGCGCGAAGTGGAGATCATGGAGCAGGAGGGCTACCGCATCCCAGACTCACAGCGCGAGGCGCTTGTTGGTCAGTTGCAGGCTTCCCGCAACCCAGTTGCTCTCCTTGAGTCATGGCGCGACCTGTTCGCCCGCGACCCAATCGGAACCAAGATTGATATGAGCCGAGCAGCCCTGCCGCGTGGCATGGACATTGGTGACGTTGGCTCACTCGTCAAGCAATTTGCTGGCAAGCCTGAAGAGTTTGCCCGTGCAATCAACTCCCGAATGAAGGGATAAAAGGAAACAACAATGCTTCAATTCTCTCCAAATCTCATTGCTACCGCTGACATCAACCCCTATGCCATCGTCAAGATGTCAACGACCGCGTTCTCAGGTTCTGCCTCCACGGCAGCGGCTGACTACGTTGTCGGCGTTGCTGACGGCTCAACAAGCCGATTCAATACCACCGTTCACGCAGCAGCAGGCGACCCAATCAGTCTCCAGCCGTCTAACTGCGTCCAATTGAAGTGCGGCGCATCGGTCGCTATTACTGCGGGTCTTGGCTTGATCGCCGGGACTGCGGGCGTAGCGATTACTGCGGCTGGTAGCGGCAATGTTCCGCTGTTCGTGGCTCTTGAGCCAGCAGCGGTTGATTCCATCTTCTGGGCATACCGCCTGCCCTCCGTCAAGGCTCTGTAATTAATTATCGAAAGGAGGTCATCAAATGGCCTATGTGACAGTCGGAGGCGGTCTAAACACTTACGTCCCCTCCACCAACGCGCTTGCAACCGGCGCTCTTCAGGTTGAGTTCACCCGTGCGGTGAATTCGTTTGCCATCACCCGTTACGCCCAAATCGTCGCCTGCAATCAAATGACGGGGTACTACCTCCGTCTTGATTCGGACGACAACGTCCGCGTCTCAAACGAAAACGAATTTATCTGGCCTCTTGGCAACGACCGCCCGGTCGGCAAGATGAACCAGCACGACTTCGTTACGTTCACCGCGCAGCGTTACGCGTTCCCGTTCTACATCCCAAACGAAACCGTCAAGCAAGCCGCGTGGGACATCGTTGCCCAGCACGCTCGCAGTAAGGCGCAGCTCGCTATGACCGCTCGCTCCATGCGAACGGCTACCGCGCTGACCAACTCCACAGCTGTGGCCGCATTCACCTTAGCGGGCAACTATCAGGCTCTTGGTAGTACTTGGAAGGGCGTTTGGACGGCTTCGTCCACTAACGTCATTCAGGCAAGCATCCAAGACGCGCTCCAGCGCATCTCGCTTGCTACTGGTGGCGCGGTTCGTAGTGAAGACATTTGCATGGTCATTAGTCCGACCGTTGCAAATATCATCTCACAGGCGGACGAAATCCGTAACTATGTGAAGAACTACCCAGCGGCCTTGCCGTTCCTTCAGGGTTCGGACATCTTCTCCCGTTACGGCCTCCCGCCGAATCTGTTCGGCGTTTCGGTTGTCGTTGACGACTCGGTCAAGGTGACAAGTCGCAAGAACAACGCAGTTGCAGGTACTCGTTCGTTCGTGTACGGCAACTCGGCAATCTTCGTGAGCCGCCCCGGTGGCTTGGTTGGTGTCGAAGGTTCGACCTCGTTTAGCACCTGCCAGATCTTCGCCTTTGAAGATATGACGGTCGAGAACTGGGACGATCCGAAGGATCGCCGTATTGAAGGTCGCGTCATTGACACAAGCACCTCGGAATTGGTTTCCCCAATCTCTGGGTTCCTGTGCGCCAACGTCACGGGCTAATTCTTCAGCCTCTCAGGATGAGGGTGGTGGGGACTTCGGTTCCCACCACCCTCTCTAGGCGGAACCTATGACCGCATACGCCACCTACGCCGATTTGGAGTCCGCGCTCGATGCCCAGATCATTGCACAACTGTGCAGCGACCTCGGTAGCCCTATGCTCGGCTCCAACCCGGTCACGACGCACGCGCTAGAACGCGCTACAGGGATTGTGCAGGCGTACACGCGTGTAGGCGGCATCTACACCGATTTGGATTTGACGACGCTCTCAGCGGCTCGTGACCCCCTGCTGATGACGCTCGTTGTTGACTTGGCGGTTGAGGCGCTCTTTCAGCGTCGCGCCATGAAGATTACCCCAGCCGTTGAGCAGCGCTTAAAGCAGGCGTACTCCATGCTGGAAGCACTCCGGGACGGGAAGATGATATTCGGGGCGCTTGCTAAGGCAGCAGAAGCAGGCTTGCCAGCGGTGCAGGCTACCCCGGCGATGACCAACGCTTGGTATAACGGCGTCAGCACGAGCGCCTTCTTCCGCCCTCGCCTCCCGAACACGATGCCGGGGAGCTGACGTGGAACCGTGGCGCAAACGCGTAGCCAAGGCGCTCGCTAGCCCTGCTGTCCAAAAGGGCATAGCAACGGCAATCTCATCGTTTGCGAAGCAGCACATTGCACAGAGCCAAGGACGCGGCCCGAATGGGGAGACGGTCGCCCTCGCAGCGCTGAAGCCGATGTCGGGCGAGTTCTGGACGACCAAGAAGCCACGCGCTGGCGATACTGCAAGCGCCACCCGTCAAGTCCTCAAGGCGGTCAGCCGCAAGAAGAAAGACGGCTCGGTCGTTGTGAAGAACGTCATGGTGACCGAGTACAAGATGTCCGGGCAGTCCTACCGAAACGGTGGTCAGCCGCTCCGCGACACGGGAAACCTACTGCGGTCGATTGGGGCGAAAGCCGAGCAGGTCGGTCCGTCCCGCCTCTCCGTGACCATGTCCGGAGCCATCTACGGCATCTACCATGAGAAGGGCTTCTCAACCGACGGCCCGAACTTCATCCCGCTGACGCGCAAGGGCAAGCGCACCCATGCGACTGGGGCGAATCCCTATAGCGAAGGACTGACCCCCGGCAAGGATTTCACGATGGCATGGAGCGGCGTGGACGTTCCGGCTCGTCCGTTCCTTGTCCCGACTAACACCGAATTCGTAAGTATCGGCAAGACGATCAAAATCGGGCTTGCCAAAATCCTCAAAGGAAAGGCGCAATAAATGGCAACGGCAATCTTTGTAGCAGGGCCTACATCAATCTACGTCAATGTGGGATCTGGCTACGTCGAGCTCGGGCAGACCGACAACGACAGCCTGCCGCAAGTCTCCTACTCGGACAACATTCATGAGATCAAGACCGTTTCGTCGGGCGCGACCCCGGAGGAGATGGTGGTCCAGAATACGAGCGCGACCATCACCGTCACGCTGGTCAAGTGGGATGCGTCGGTATTGACAAGCCTTCAGGCGCGGCAGCGTGGCGCGGCGTTCACGTCTACCGTTGGCCGTCTCTTGGTCGGCGACAGCGGGACGTTCGGGGTTCAAATCGACCCAATAGCGGTAGGTAAGACGGGCTACACCTTCGGGCGTTGCTTCCTGATGGGCGACGCCATCACTCACTCGCAATTCGGCAACGTCGAGCAGCGCATGGGTTTGACCTTCCGCGCCATCCCAGACGGCAGCAATATTCTCGCCGCCTCATATACTTCCTGACATGATCGACCTAGCACTAGACAACGACCCGCTTCTCTTCCGCGTAGAAATCCCATCCGGCGCGCTGGTGGTGCAATGGAACGAGGCACTAGCCGCATTAAGCGGAAAGCAAGACGCCGCTCCGCAAGTCGCGGATGTCGCCGCAGCTTTACGAAAAGTAGCACGCACGCCGGAGGTTGCTGCTGGCGCGTCGGATGAGATCCTCTTTGCAGTCTTTGCACGCATGGGCAAGGCGGTTGAACAGGCGGGAAACTGACAAGGGGAGTTGCCCAATTCTTGGCAACCTACGGACGGCTCCCCTCAGACTTTGACGAAAGTACAGCGATGGGACTAGCGCAGAACATCCCCATGATTGAAGCGCGTCAGTCTCTTGTATTCGCGCAAGGCATTGCCATTGCTTTCGGATCGCCAGAACTGACCGAACACACCATCCGCATGGCGACAGGAAATAGCGACCTCGCGTTCCGTGTTCGCATGAGCATGGAACACCAAAAGGCGGCAACGCTATGACCGTTCAAAGCAATTCAGGAATTTGGATTGAGCTGCGGAATCAAATTCGCAACTGGATGACGGCTCGCGGCTACGGCGATCAGGTCTACTTGGCTGAGAAGCCAACGGATGACATGGTTGCGCAGTACGCAGTACAAATCGTCCCATCAGGCGACGCGGCTCTACACCCCCGTAGTGGCGTTGGTCTGCTTGAGGCAACGATCAATATAACGGTCTGGTGGCGCGGGCTACTCGATCACACGAGCCAAGCGACCGAGCGCATTGCCGGGGAAGAAGGCATTGAGCAGTTTATCGACGGGCTGCGCACGCTCTTGATCCAGAACACGCTCGGCGGTCGCCTGACCATCCCGCTCACATGGCGCAGCGGTGGGCAGATCGAAGCGGTAGACGAAGCGGTCGGCTGGATGCGCGGCACGGAGACTTTCCTGTGCGCCTTTGAAATGACGTGGGAGGTTCAGTAATGCAAGACCTCGGCAAAATCACCATTGACATCAACGAGGGCGGAAACTCTTCTGCGGGCGGCGCTCCCGGCGGCGGCGGTGATAGTGGTGGAGGGGGAATTGATGTGTCTAAAATGATCTCAGCGGCCGGAAGTGCTTTGTCCTTTGCCGCTGGGGTAGTCAAAAAGGCATTTGACGAAATCGCAAAGGCGGCTCGATATATCTACGACTCCTTGATGAAGCTGCATTCGTTCATCATGGAATTTGCAAACGATATTCGGGAGTACAGCCCGACCATTCAAATTGCAGAAATGACGAACGAGATAGCAAGCATGATGCAGAAACTGCGTCTCGGTGCTATTACGGGTCCGTTTGTAGCGGCGCAAATGCTCCAGTCGGGTCGAATCGAGCGAGCCATGTTTGAAATCAAGGGCTATACGGCTTCGCTTGGAGCCATATTCCTTGAGCCAATTACCAAAGCAATAGCGGACATTTTGGAAAATATCGTTGTTCGGCTTCCGGAAATCATTCAAGCCATTTATGAGGCCGCCAAGACGACCGGAAGAATAGCCATGCAATTTGGGCAGGCGCTGACCCAAAACTTTGCCATGTTTGGAATGCCCGGTATGGCGCTTGGTATGTGGCTGATTCAGTTCGGAGCAATGGCCACGAACATCAGCAAGAATGTTCAGAAGCTTGCCAATGCGGCATCAACAAACGCGTCGATGGTTGACATAAACAAGCCATTCATGGCAGACCTACGCCTCATGGGAGCAAAGATTTAGCCATGCCAGCGCCAACAGGTAATACTTACGTCGCGTTTGTTTACGACTCAACCATCTACAAGCTTCAGTACGCAAACATTTCTTCATACGAGCATCGACCGATTTACGCGGAAGATGGGTTTACCCTGATTCGTTATGAGGTTCATGTAGCCGGAAGCGCCTTGATTTCGGACGGACTATCGACCTACACCGAACTGGCTAGCCGCTTTCAAAACGGAACCGGGCGCGTAGATAACGTATTGGTAAGCGTTACTACCCCGGAAGGCTCAGAAAACTTGCTAGACATTGGTCACCCGGACGCGCTGCGCGGTCCGCTCATGTCTATCAACGTGACGGAAATAAGTGGACGCCGTGCGTGCGTTGTGAACTTTACGATTTCGGCAGCGCTAGCCGTTACGCCAACATCAAACTATCCAATCCTGTCGCACCGATGGACGTCTCGGTTTTCTCTTGACGCTGCTGGGCATATCACCCGCACGGTGTCGGGCGTTCTTGTCGTTAACTTAGCCGCGACGGGTACAACCGCGACAGCGGCGCTAGGCGGAACGTCTGGGCAAGTATCCGGCAAAGCGCCATTTGCGGATTTGTTTCGTCGCGCCATTCTTCCAATCCTCAACGTAAGTGGAATTTGGAGACGCGACTCACAGACCTTTGCATATAACGAGGCTGGCAATTCGCTGATTTACGAAATCACGGATTCAAACGCTCGCACGTCTTTGCCAGATAGTTCTTTCTCGGGATCGGCAGAATTCAGTTACGAGCGCAATCGCCAGCAGTTGGCATGGGCAACACTTCGGTTTTCGTGTGACCTAGAAGGCGACGTTACGGGAGATGTCCGGCACATGATTTGGTCGGCGGTTGTGCTATCGCAATCGCGCATCAGCTTCACGCGCAGCAAGATCATGCGGATGGTTGTGACTGAGCAAGATATGCTCAAGAAGGCAAAGATTAGGTTTGAAATTGAAGCCCTTGCCCCGGCGGTTGGCACGGATATCGTTGGGGTTTCAAACGCTTCTGTCCCCTTGGCTCAATTTGTCGGCAAGTATTTTTCCGTAGGTCGAAACTGCCCGGCGCTTGTACCACCCTACGGACCGTACTACGGAGTGGCTGGTGTTCCGCATTGGTTTGATAATGAAACAAGCGCAAAATCTTCAACGGCGCAAACCATTGCGGTCGCGTCTTGTATTCAAGTCATTACGGACTATTGCAGCCCGACAACCCCAACCATTTCTATCGGAATCCCTGATACGGACTTTGCGGCAGCAAATGCCACTATTGAAGTCGGCCCATTTGATACCCCGCTAGCCGAATTCAATGGAGACGGTCAATGTGCAACGGTCGATCAGGCATCTACAACTACAAGCGTAAACACCAAAACGCGTATGCACCGCCTGCAAACGCTCTACACCGAAGGCTCTGATTTCGTCTTCCAGACTGGCAAAGCAAGCATCACGCTTGAAGAAACGACCATCGTCAAGCGGACGAACATCCCGCCCATACGGACGTTCCGACCAATTCCCGCTGGCTTCATGGTCGTCAAGGACGATTGGAAAGTCAATCACGGAGACGTAGACGCGGGCGGTCACCGCACCTTTATCGGGATCTATACCCGGACGCTC